CCATAGTAAGGGTTCTGCAGCTCGCCACCCATGAGACTTTCATCAATTCCGTACATGAACGCAAGTTCCTTTCGTCTTCTTTTCTTGGTGTCCTCCCAAAGCTCTTCGTCCGTTGGGCGTCCGCCGTACCATCCAGCTGTCTGTGATGCAATCGTTGGTAAAAAGTCTGCGTATTTTTGTCCTTCTTTAAGTTCTTGTCCAAGAAGATTCTTTCCGCCTGTGCCAACCTTGCTGTAGAAGTCAACTTCAGGTGTAATCATCTCTCCTCCAATAGTAGCTTGACGTGCATCCCATGCTCTTTGTGGTGATATTACTTCATATGGATCAGCCTCGGTTCCTCCAATTATTGATGTTTGATCCCCCATAAATCTTATGTCTCTCATTTCCGGAACGTTTCGTCCTTCTCCTCCTATTACATCCCATGCTGTCAGAGGTCCTTGATCCCTAAATGCTTGCACTGCTGCAGCATCAGGAACTGTGTAGGCTCCATATTCGCCGGTCCACTTTGGAGCTATTGCAGCTTGTGGTGGATTATATGTTCCTATCCCTAATCCCTGCTCCAGTCCACCTGGACCATCCCAAAAACCAGCTTGTGCTGCCTTTCCAGGAGTCATAATTTTTGGTCCCTGAGCTGTTGCAAATAAATCTTTTGCATCTAGATCACCGTAGTATTGTTTATTGAATTGATTCGCTGCCGCCTGTCCCTTCATGAACGAGAATGGCATTGAGCCCAGTCCTGCATACATCGCCGCCTTTTCAGGATGCTTTGATCCTGTTAGCTTTGCTGTTCCGTATCCCATAAGTGATTGCTCTAGGGCAGTTCTCAGCATTGGGTTTTTTATGCCAGACATCATGCTTGTTATGCCAAGTGCCGGCATTGCCCAGCTCATCGCCATCGGCAGTGCCATTTGCACGAAAGGGTTCTTCATTAAGTCGCTAAAAAATCCCATACTACCTTCTTAAACTCATCAGTCCGCCACTAGCAGCGTATTTAGGTCCTTTATATCCTCTTCCAAATTTCCTTCCTGGAAATCCTCTTTTGCGATCAAAGTCATATTCATCATCTGCAGGGTCATAGCCTATACCCTCAAGATCCATATCAATAACTGAAGGAGGAATGAATGGTCCATACTCATCATTATACTCATCATCATAAGGATCAGGATTATATCCATATCCTCCCATCTCTGCCACTTGTTGTTCATTCCAGTGATCAGTCCATTGATCAATTAAAGGACCTGGATTTTTCGTGTTTTTAAGTATTCTTTTAATGTCTTGCCATAAACCTGCTTGGTCTTGCAGTCCTCCTAGTCCTCCCATCATTCCTTCTTCCCTAGTTCTATAATCATCCCATCCACCACCTATTGTAGCTCCTTCATATGGGTTAGGAAGTGTGGGTCTCATTCTTCCATATTCATCTGGTCGTTCATAGCCATGACGAACATGGGTTCCTTGAAATTCTGGTCCATCCATCATTCTATTCCATGTATATGGATGAATGTCATACCATGCTAAATCCCGAGGTGGATCGACAGTCTTATTCATTCCTCTTGGATTAATGTGTCTCATCCTTGGATTAGGATGCTGTTTGGGTGATGGCTGTCCTTCTCTATTTGGATCAATAGATTGCATCCACTCATTATATGATGGCTGTCCAGGTGCCCCATAAGGTGGTCTAAAATTTGGAGTTCCAGTTTGTCTAGGAACATTTCTTGTGTAGTCAACCTGTTGGGGTCTCTGATAATTTTCGTATCTTACATCATGTCCACCCCGTGGGTATTGTGCTCCCACATTAGCCCTCGCTATGTTTCCTCCGAATCTTGTATCCGGTGCGGACTGGAAGTTTGTTTCTTCTCTTTCAATTCTGCCCATTATACTTTTCCTACCACTCCTTCTAGTAATTTATGAATTGCTACCTTGACTAAAACATCCTGCCGGATGTGTTCACGTTTGGTAGAAGTTGCAGGATCGTTTACATCGTCATCAGCTTCCTTCGCTGACCCGTATTCTTTTCCTGTTTGCGTGTGAGTAATAGTTATCTCTGCAGGGACCACAATCTTGGGAACTTTCTCCCCGTTGACCTCCACGTATTCTATTACCGCATCATCATTTATAGGCATATTCTATCCTTATAGCAAGTATTATCTTCATTATCAACCATTATGATATCTCCAGTATCGACAGATAGACATTGACTGGTTGCGCATCATTGTTAATCTTTAGTATATCTCCTGCCTCCATTACCCCAATGTCACTGGAAGCCAAATAAAAGAAGGACTGTGTGTCTTTATCGGCCAGTGCGGCCTTGGTGAAGAGGGACGTTGCATTTATCTTGAGAGTAATTGCCGCCGCTCCTCCTGAATTATTGTACGCCCACGCCGTTTTAACGAGTGTGGTCGTAGCTGTTGGAACGGTATAGATTGTAGCATCCCCTGTGCTTGTGACTGTCGTCATAACTTTTTTATAATCGTTGGCCATTTAATTTAAGTACCATGATAACGCTTCATCTTCGTTCTTCAATTGTTCTGGTGTGTAAGAAAAATTCAGGAGCAGGATTAATTGATCCAACGTCTGAATTATCTGGTTTATTTGTTCCTTGCTATACTCATCCTGAGCTGCTGGAAGTCTTGGTATGTTTATCTGTGCCATTATCTCATTCCATCCTGTTGTACGTCCGCACGGTAAGTTCCGTATCGCCATGTTGCATTAAGTTCAGAGCTTGTAATTTTAATGGCTCCCTGTCTTCCTCTAGCTCTAGTATCCACCTTGGTGGTGGACGTAGTCACAGCGAAAGGACCGTTGGTGACGGTGCTGCTTGCAGGATACAGTTTGAAATCCAGTTCCACATTAACTGTTCCTGACAAATTTTTAAAGTCAGGAATGAAACGCCTGATTGACATAAGTCTTTCCCCAGCCTGTGGAATAACAAATTCCCCTGATTTTATTTCAGAACTCATTGCTGATCCGTCAGCATTGTTTCCGTTTTCCTGTGAGTGCATGAAACTTCTGCCATCAGTTAGTCCGGTGATAGTGGTGATGGTTGCCGTTGAATCCGTTGCATTGTATTCTGTTGCATAAGGGTATTGATACACACCTTTGTCCGCCCATGAAGAGCGAGATAATGTTCCGTTATACCAAACCTTTTCCGCATAATTATAAGTTGCCAACCTGTCTATGACTGAAGATCCACTTGATGGATAAAACCAGGTACACTCATTGAATTCAGTATTCAGCGCAGCAAAGGTATCCTTTTGTGAAGCAGGATCTATGTCCTTGAAAACAAAATCTTCTATGGAACATGGAATCTTTTGAACGGAACCGTCAAACATGAAGAATGAATCAGTTCCCATCCAGAAAGCACGTCCATTGCTTTCCACTGTTGCATGCAATCCGCATGCTCCGCATGCAGATCCTAATTGTGAAAATCCAAATGTGAATGGAGCACCAATCAATTGCATTTGATAAAGAGCTGTATCAGTCCATATTAATACTGCACCACGAGAACGTTTAGATGATACTAATTTACTACCTGCAGTTAGTCTCTGCGTTCCTGCTGTGTTAGTAGCAGCTGGTGCCCAATCATTTACATTTTCCTGATCACACCATCTGATAAACATGTCATCGCGAGTGGTTGCTGTTCCAATGGTTGTCTCAGTACCAAAACATATAACATGCCTATCAGTACCTGAAACCATCATGAACCTACTGGATGTAGGTGCAGCGGAAACAGTTGTATCTTCCGCCCTTTGCACCGTCGAGGTGCTTGCTGAAGTGTCCCAGTAATAAAGTCCACCGTTTAATTGTTGTGCTAATACGTCTTCACCCCAGTTGTCTAATGACCACTTTCCTGAATCCAATTGAACACTATTAGGTGCAGCCAAGGACGCACGGGATGTTCCCCATCCTGGTCCGCCACTGACACCTCCCCATGGTCCTGCACCCCATCCATATCCTAGTATGGAGACTGCTGGATTGGTATTGATCTGGTATTCAGCTGTCGCTGATCCTCCTGTACGACCTGTTCCGCCTTCTGTTCCTTTAGATGTAATAACATAAACAGATGTTGAAGTTACTGATTGAATTTCAAATTCTCCCTGAAGTTCAGAGGCAGTTATTGAACTGCTAGTAGGGGCCGTAGCCGAAGTAATAGTTACAAAATCCCCTTCGATGGCTCCGTGTGCCGCGTCAGTCACGCTGACATTGCTTGAAGAGGCAGTTGTTGCAAATTGGGTAATAGCATCACCTGTAGATCTTATAGGTGTAATGTCGCTCCACGCTCCATTCTGGTATACGTAAAGTTTCTTGTTTGTTCCTGTGATTGCGTACTGATCGCCGTCCAGAGAGAACCAAGTAATGATTCCTCTAGCTGCACCAACAAGCGCATCGGATGTGACCTTCGCCCATCCTCCTATTTTTTCTGGAAGTCCATAACGAAAACGAACGTTGTCCGTATTGGTCCAACGTCCTTCTGCCCCGTACTCGGTGGATTGTTTGTCAACGCCTGGAGTTACTTGTACCTTAATCAAAGTCATGAAGCCTCCTACACAGCGCTATCGTAAACGCGTATCCATTTTGTAACACCATTAATTTTAATCATCACGGCACCAAATTTAGAAGCAGCTTCAGCCGTGGAAGAAGAAATACTAGAAGAACTATCGGCAGCTGAGGTTCCTTTGTAGTTAGTGAAGGCGAAATCTGTATCTGCCTGTTCCAATTCTATGCACGGAACCGCTCCTGTGGCACTTGTCTGGGTTACCCCCAGCTTGGCCAGAGGCGCCGCGATTCCAATTCCCACGCGGTCATTGGTTGCTTCAGTTCTAAGAAGATTAATATCGGATAGCCCTTCAAAACGTGCGTCCGTGTCAATGCCTGCTTCATTAAATACAAAAGCCCCTCCATCAAAAGAAATATCACCAGTTGCACTGAGTGTGCCTCCAGATGAAATATTTCCTACGTTTGATAGTACATCAAACATGGTTGTTCCGTCCGTGTAAACTAAATATTTAGTGGCTGTATAAGGTAAGGTGATTGGTGTACCTCCTGCCGGTCCGAATGTAAGGGTGTATCCTCCCCGCGTCGAAGCGTCATGAACGAAGTACCAATAAGGATTAGCCTCGCATTCCAAAGCCACATTCCCGGATAAAGATCCTTCTAATTTAAGGGATGCCCTGCTTTGCTGATCTCCAGTTCCTCCACTACTAGCCGTTAAAGACACAGTGCCTGAACTGGCGACGCTTACCGCCGCATATCCCTTGATTGCATTTTCTACTTTAGATAAATTATCGTTTGTCTTTGATCCCCACGTTCCAGCATTAGCGCCAGTCGTCTGAAGATCTAAATTTAATATTGTCGAGTCTGCCATGTCTTATCCTGTTGGAACCACTGTCCATGTGTTTGTTGCGGAGTCGTCCACTCCGTTCCAAATTGTTAATTTCAAATCACCAACCGCGAATACCGCTTCTACCCCCGTTGGAATAACATTAGCGTCAGCTATAACTGTCGCCGTTCCAAGTGCAAAGGTTGCCTGTACTCCTGTTGGGAAGTATCTTGACTCCAGTGTAACAGTTCCAACGCTGAAAGTCGAGGAAACTCCTGTAGGAGTGACCAGTGCGTCAGCTATGATCGTTGCTGTTCCTAGAGCGAAAGTCGCCCCAACGCCTGTTGGAAAATATCTTGACTCTAGTACAACGCTTCCTGGACTAAAAGTCGCGGAAACTCCTGTTGGAACATACAGTGATTCCAATACAACACTTCCAACACTAAAAGTCGCGGCAACTCCAGTAGGTACAATAGTGATTGAAGCTCCATCGCCAGTCGTTGACTCAGCAAAAGCTAATTCAGAAATCGCTCCTACGCCGAAAGACATCTATCCTCCTGTTACGGCTGTAATTTCATCGTCCGTCAATCCCAAGTCTTTTAGCTTTTGATTTCCTGATGCCATTATTTAGGGTTCTCCGTTCTTACTTTGTTATAATTTATTACATAGGCATCCCATTTTGTTGAGTCGCCTCCGATTTCTTTTTCAGTGTATGCTTCCATAAAATCTTTTGTTGAAGGATATTCTCCTCCTCTTTTTCTTGCATAAGCTAGAGAATCATACTCTGCTTGCAGTTCTGCTTGTTTAGCTTGAATATCTGCTTTTGAAATTTCTGGTGTTCCATCAAGCCAAGTTATTTGATTAAAATCCTCTGCATTAACTGAAAGATTTGCCGATGGATTAATTGCTAAAACTGCATTTATTATAGGGATCATGCTAATACCTCCATTACTGAAATTGTTGATACACTTCTTCCTGAAAAAGCTGTATCGGAGTCAGAGCCATAATAATTAATTTGTTGTGCAGACCCATTACCAAGTATTTGCACATCATATGTTATTGCTGATGTGGAACTTGGACTATCAAGAAAGCCATGTGTATTCGGCATATTATAATTATTTTCTGCTTTGTACGGCCCAGTTGTTACTACATGTCTACTGCCAGCAGCAGTACCTACACCAATAACAGTAGAATCTCTACGAAGTCTTGTACTCATATTTTGAGTATTTGAATAATTAGACCGTTCTAAATGATACCAAATCCAAATTTTGGAACTGGTTGCTGATGGAGTTATGTCTACGCTAAATCCAGTAATGCTTGTCCATACACTATCTGACACAATTCCAAAGGTATCTGTTTTGGTAGTTGAAAGGAATTGACCCATTTTGCCACCACCTGGCTCTGCCTTGTAGGTTTGATCGCCGTATAATACGGTGCTACTTGATGCTGTTCCTGATCCAAGACGAGCTGTGGGAACCGTTCCGCTTCCAAGATTCGTTGCATTCAAAGATGTCAGAGAAGCTCCTGAAATTGCTGGCAAATTTCCAGACAATACAGTTGCATCCAATGCTGTTAAGCTTGATCCATCCCCATCCGTTGCCAACATAGTGCCACTAGCTAAAGTTACACTTGCGTCAGGGAGTGTGATTGTCCTGTCAGCACCCAGACTTGCAGGAGAGGCGATGGTAACACTACTTGTGTTATCATTTTCAAATAATTTAATTGTGCCCGTACTTTTGAGTCTTAATTCTGACATTTATTATCCTTTGAAAGCTTTTATCTCATCATCAGTTAAACCTAAATCCTTTAACTTTTGATTTGCATTAGCTTTGTCTGTTTCGTATTTTATTTTTGCATTATCAAAATTTGTTTGAAGTTGCGCCAATCCATCTATGCATTCCTGCTCTGTTGGTTTACTTCCACCATCAAGAACAATAAGATTTGCATAGGTCTTATTTGCATCATCTCCATTGAGATTATCAAATCCAAACCATTGCCCAATTTTATATTTAACTAGCCAATCTTCTATATGATTTGGTCTTCCTGTTTTAAAATCCATTAATCCTCCTCACTTTATGTATCAGCTAGTCTTACAAATGTAGCATAAGTGAAATTATTATCACTTGCTCCAGCCCATTGAGTAGAAGCTGCTTGTACGTCTAAATGAAATTTACATTTACAGTTGGTTGTGCTTGTTACATCAAAAAGAAATTGTGATTGTGCTGTTAAATTTGTAGCAGAGGAAACAAAAGATATAGCAATATCTCCTCTTGATGCTAGATTATAATTAGTGTTATCTATTGTAGTGTAGATAAAAGCCTCACAAGATTTATCACTAGTGCTTCCTTGATAAAATGTACAAGCAAACGAAACCAACCAAAATCCTGTGGATGGAAAAGTAAAAATGCCAGAAGATTCTGTCATAGCACTTCCTAAACTTCCATATCCATATGAACTTGCAACAGCCCAATTAGATGCAATAGGAGTTGCATCACCAGAAGAACTTGAAGTTACTCTCCATTGAGAAGCATCAGTAATTCCACCACCTGGTTCAGCTTTATATGTTTGATCTCCGTATAATACTGTGCTTGAACTAGCCGTTCCTGTTCCAAGTCTAGCTGTCGGAACAGTTCCGGAACCTAGATTAGTTGCATTCAAAGCTGTAAAATTAATGCCGCTTGATGCAGGCATAGTTGCTGGGGGCGTCAGCGTGGATGCACTAATGTCCAGTGTTGCGCCAGAAGGAACCGTGAAGGTGTCCCCTGAATCCCCTAAAGAAAAAGCCGTTCCTGTGGCAGGTGAAACTTTATTTGTCTTTACTTCATCCGTAACTGTTAATCCTGCTCCTGTTGGTACTGTTATCGTATCACCAGAGGTGCCCAGCTCGAGAGCCGTGCCGCTTTGAGGATCGAGTTTATCTACTTTTAATACTGATGCCATTAGTCAGCCTCCTCAATCGTGTTGCCTGATGTGCCAAGCGTCAGCGTGGTTGCTGTTTTTGGGTCTATTTGGTCTACGAATATTTTACTCATTTATTATCCTCGTGCTGCTAATGCTGCAGCTTCTGCTTCTGCTTCTCTTGTTGCCCTGTCCTTGTAGTCTGCTCTTGCAGTAACAAGATTAACAAAATCAGTTTTGTTACTAGGAATAGGATCATTAAAGCTAGGATCATCCATCAGCTTTGTAGTCCACTCTCGCTGAAACCTTTTCCAGCAATTGCTTTTCTTTCCCTCAACAGCATCTTGCACCCATTGATTAATATCCAATAAGTCATTTTTCATACTCTTTTGGTCTGTATCATCTATGGTTACAGTTATTGTTAAGTCTGCCATTTTATACCTCCTTTAAGGTTGATTGTTTCGTCATTAGCATATTAAAGCTCCACTAAACCACGATCCTGATAATAAATTCCAAGTTTCGGTAGCTCCATCAGTTGTAGATGCACAATACGCAGTATCACTTGCATCCATATCTGCAATTACAGCTAAAGTTCCCTGACTTGTTTCAGGGCTTGATCCTCCACAGTCCATTTGATAATTACGATTAGATGTTACAATTCTTATATTCATAAGTTTAGTAGAAGCAATGGAATCATTCCGACTACTAAAAGAAAGAAAATATTTACCTGTTACAGGAGCTGTAAATGTATATGTGCCAGTATTATAGTCTGCATTCTGATCAAAAATTTCTCTATTAGATTCGTAAGTAACATAAGTATAACCACCTGTACTCATAGATTGTGTTGAATCTTTATCTGTTAAAAAAGCTGGTTGTAATGGTTTAGTTACACAACCTGCTTCATCAAATACCATATGAGCTGTCGTACCAACAGCACTTCCTAATCCTATTACTAAATCATCTTCTGAATCATCTAATCCAATATAGTAATCTTGTGCATGTCCATCAAATACTAGGGAAGTATCTTCTTCCGATGCGTTCCCAATAGTTAGTTTAGGAGGATCAAATAATAATTTAGCTTCTCCAGTAATTGCGTTAGCTGCTGTAACAGTTGTAACTGTATTATTAGTTGATCCCGTAAGTGCTGCACCGAATCCTGTAGCCGTTCCAGAATTGGCAATCGTAACTCCTGAAGGAATATTTATAGTATCACCTGAGGTACCCAGCTCTAAAGCCGTGCCTGTACTAGGATCTACTTTATCTACGTTTAACGTACTCATACTATAACTACATTACCTGTTATTGTTACCGTTCCCGTATAGGAAACTGGTCCTGCCAAGACAGCCGATTCAATGTAATGATCTCCGTCTATGGTTGCTTGATGTGTAAAAAATCCATCTTTGGCAGATTCCTGACCAATATATAAAGTACCATTTTGGTCTTTCGTTTCAGCCATATTATTCCTCCTTATGAACTAATTGCGTCGACGTAACTAACCCATACCGCACATGATGTCGCCGCACTCGCTTGAGCACGAAGCAAATCAGTATTTTGCATAACCATTTTAGCGCCCCCTTGAATAAGCTCTACACTTGATTTTGGTGCAATGCTAAGGTCATCAGCTATGTATACTATTGATGCCGTAGAACCAGCACCAGCCACATCAAACCATACATCCACTGTGATAGCAGACGTTGTAATATTGGTAAGTCTAATACCAATCAAAGCGTCATTACTATCGGCTGTGAGTAAAGTTCCAGCTGAATCAGTTACTTGAGATTTATATACTTTTTTAAAATCCTGAGCCATTTTTCTCCTTTTTTCTTATACTACAACGCGATTGACATTGCAATACTAAAACCGGCTGTAACGCCGGATGAACCTGATGAGGCTGCAGTTATCTGCCCTTGTGCATCAACTGTTAAATCCGTGTTGGTGTATGACCCTGCACTAACTCCCGTAGTGTCAATAGTCAATGTAACTGTTCCTGAAGTTCCACCACCTGTTAATCCTGTACCTGCCGTAACACCTGTAATATCTCCCACCGTTGCTGCAGCCCACGAAGGGACTCCTGAAGCCAGTGTTAATACTTCATCATCGCTTCCTTTCGCCAGTTTCGCCAGTGTGTTAGCGCCAGAAGCATATAAAATGTCTCCTGTTGCCGTCATGACTGATTGAGGAGATGCTGCCCACTCAGGTGCGGTTGCCCCTGAATTAGTTTGCAAAGTATATAGTCCTGTTCCTACCGCCAAGCGTGCTGGTGTATTTGCTGCGGAGGCGTACATCGTATCGCCAGCCGTAGTTAGGGTCATGTCCATCGTCTTGCTGGCTGGGAATGTACAGAATACATCCAAAGTGCCCGCAGTAAAAGTTACTTTACCATCACTATTTGAACTGGAAATTACAGTGTCACGGGATAAAGTATCCGGTGTAGCATCCGTAACCGTTCCTAACCCTACTTCCCATTCATCATATGATCCTTGATGATCTATACAATAATAGGTAGTATTGCCTGTTGCAATTCCTGCTACAAATGTTTCAAATCCAGTGACTGCACCATCTAAATCTAAAGTGCCTGAACCTGCAGTTGTTGACGTCTCCTTGACGCGATCATTTAAGACTAAAGCCATAGTACTCCTATGCTAGTCTTAGAATAGCGTCTGATGCGTCAGCAGTTGGGAACTGAATTGTAAATGTTCCACTTGTGCAAGTCTTATCTCCACCAAAATCTATTACAGCTACAGATTGTTCATTGTCCGGGGTAGCGTCACTATTGTAAATAATAGCTCCTCGAGCAGTGATTGTTGCAGATGTCCAGCTGGTATCCGCAAAATCGCAACATGCTGTATCCGTACTTAATGCCGGAGTAACACTAGTTAAAGAGTTTCCAGCAGTAGTGTACCCACTGCCTGACGCCACTTCTCCTGAAGTCGTGTAAGCAGTAGTAGATTTAGTTGGAGTCGCTGAATTGGTGTACAATGCAATCTTAAAAGTATTGCCGGTTGATGCTGTAAAATTATGAACAGCCGTTAAAACTTCCGTCTTAAAGCTATTACATACAGCGGATCCTGTAAATGCCATTTTATCGTCCTCCTTGTTGAGTTGGTAATTTAATTGATCCCAACCCAGGTTGAATTGATGGGCGGGGAACTCTAATGACCCCACTCATATATTGGTCTCGTTTTCCACGGCCCATTTGTTGCGCAGCTACCTCTTGTAAAGCGGTCTCGTACGATTGTTGATATAATTGCAGCATTTCTGCTGGTCCCTTTAAATACTTAAAGGCTTCAACAAGGCATCCATACAAAATCAATGCAGGTGCGTTGTCTCCTATCCATGTGTTGGCATTGGTTGAAGTCAATCTATTTGGTAATTTAGATAAGCTCACTTCAACAGAATATGCCGCATCTGGAGTTGGTACTACATATACAGTATTAAAGTCCCATTGTGAATAATATTTTGGTGTTCCTTCAGTTGCCCTGTTAGGCCAGTACTCATTCATATAACTTACATCTTTTCGTTCTAAATATGTTCTAGCTCCACTGCCCGCAGCCGAATAAATTTGAACACTGTTAATGACTGAAAATTCTGTGGGTGTAAGAGTAGACCCTCCTGGTAATGTTAAAAATCCAGATGATGCCGTAAAGTTTGAATATTGATGTGAAGTGAATATGGGTATATCCAAATCACGAAGAATTCTGTTCTCGGTATGTTCTATAAAGTCATTGATTATTACAGACGTTAAAACATTATCATCTGTCTCAGTGTAATCTCTTATTTGTGTAACTAATTCAGTATAAGTTGTCATGCGCTCACCGTTAGAGGTCCTACGAATACTAATCCCCCACCTCCGTTACCAGTGGCAGTAGGTGTAGAGCTAATTGTTATAGTGAAAAAATTGGATTCAAGATCCGGCCCATCAGGGGTAACATTAGAGGTATCAGGTGTTGGTGTGTAACCAGAAGCTGATTCCAATTCTGAAGGGGCCACTCCAAACCTATCAGTTCCTTGTACACCCATTCCTTGAAATTGTGTTGTAGTTCCTTCTGTTCCACTGTTTGTTGCATTCCAAAACATAATTGTATCTGACGTTGTAAATCCATGACCAGGTGCACGAACTTTAACTGTAGTACTTCCAGAAGTAAAATAAAAAGGATCTACTGGAATAAGCCTAGTTGTATCCGGTGCAACTCTTGCCGGTCTAGGTCGTAGTAATGACTGAGGATCCGGTGAATGCTCGTGGGGC